AAACCGTCAGGACACGCCACAACTCCGCCGCATTGCGGCACGGGCTTTGTGTAGATACCCTCGCAGGTGAATTTTTGCGCGTTTTCCTTTCCGTTCAAAACGGCGACCGTTACCTTTACGCAACCTTTCAAGAACGCGGCAGGAATAGCGCAGGTATCGTCTTTCAAAAGCCTGTATAGCGAATTGCCGTCGCCGTTCTCAAATATCGCCGTCGCGTCGTCGGGCGCACCCGTAAACGATACAATGAGCTCGTCTGTTACCGTTTCGGGCTCTCGCGTAAGCATAAAACCTTTGCCGCAGTCTTTAATGAGTTTATACTCCATTTTCATACCGCGCTCCTTTTACACGCTCTCGCCGCCCTTTTCAACAAACCAATCCGCGCGAGTGCAAACATCGCCTTTCGCATTGATTTCCTCGTAGGTCTTGCCATCGAGATTGTTTACCCAAATTTCCTGAGCGTCGTCAATCTCTTTTTGGGTCAAAATTCCTTTTGCCCTGTCCTTGTTAGCCGATTGTAGCCACCTGTCTTTGCTGAATACCCTTGCCATAATTGATACCTCCGTTCAATAATTTTTTTGAGTGATTGCTTACTATGCGCTTTAATTTCCACTTTGGAGCAATCGGGTAAATTCGCTCTTTGTAGAATTTCAAGCCGTTGATGTGTGTTAGCCAGCCCGTCAGAGACAACAGCCCCTGTGCCTGTTTTACCGTGATGTAGTTCGCCTTTTTGACATTCCGCAGGCGGCGGCATAAACGGTAAAATATTTTCTTTCTGAGCAATGTTTTGTGCTTATAAAAACGGAATCCCACAAAGTCTATCGGGCGGCTGTGAATTTTCCATATCTGATAATTGCTTTTCAGTTGAACACCGAGATTTGTTTTCAGGTATTCGTTCATCGCCTCGACAGCCCTGCGGAGTTTTCGCTTGTTCGTGCCGAATAACACCATATCGTCCACAAACCGTATGTAATATTGCACCTTTAACTGCTCTTTCACATAATGGTCGAATCGTTCCAAATAGAAATTGCTAAACCATTGTGAGGTGTAATAGCCTATCGGGAGACAATCGCCGCCGTTCTCCAAAATCTGCCCTATAAGCCGCAAAAATTTCTCGTCTTTGATTTTGCGCCGAAACAGCGTCATAAGAATTGCAGGCTTTACATTGTTGAAAAATTTTGATATATCCAGCTTAGCGACATATCGCGCCTTGTCCTCGCGTATAACGCGCTCTACATAGCGTTTTGCCTCCATACCGCCCCTGTTTGGTATGCTACCGCAGGAATATCGGTACATACCTTTCGTTATGACGGGCTCCAAAACAAGCATAACCACCCAATGTATAATCTGGTCGGGATAAAACTTTGGTACCGTTATGAGCCTTGTCTTTTCGCAGGAACGGTCATACAGAGTTATTTGCCTGTTCGGACTGAGCATAACACTCTCCGATTCAAGCATAGCCTTTATTTTTTGAGCGTGGCTATCAATATCATTAAGGACTACCGCGATATAGCCTCTTGCTGTTTTACCCTGTGCCGCTTTGCGTATCGCCAGCTTTATGAGGTCAAGGTTTAACATCTTTTCATACAAATAGCCTACTCGTTTCATAACCTTTTAATCTTCTCACGGCGTTTCGAGAATTAACCTACTAAGCCGCCCTCTTGTCGAAGTGTTTTTTGCCAAGGGGCAAGGATTGTGTGTGCTCCATAGACCGCTTTAAGATTAAAAGGCGACCGCCGTAGTTCGAGTTCGCGTTCGACGCGGAATTGTTACCGTTCCAATACCAGAGACCGCCATTAGTCCCATTGTTCCAATAGCCGCCGACATACAGCACCGCCACACACACTACCCTATAAATTGTTGTTGAATTAAAGATAACGCTAAGGGGGAGGATTCCCCCTTAGCAATCCCTCTCAAAGAGGCTTGTAACAAAGGCGACCGCCGCAGACCGAGAGCGCGTCCGACGCGGAATCGCCACCGTACCAATACCAGAGACCGCCAACAGCCCCATAGTTCCAATAGCCGCCGACACACAGCACCGTGCCGCCGTAAGCAACAGCATAATCGCAATAGTATGTAGAATCGGAGCCGCCCGAAACGGAGCTTGCATAACCGAGCGCAGGGAATTTGTCAAAGTACGAAATCTCTTTTAGATAGCTTGCGCCGTCCGCTCTTTCACCCACATAGAAATACGGTGCCGCCGTGTTCTCGCTCACATAATGATTCGGGTCAAGGCAGATATAGATTTTTGTACCGTCAAAAGTGATACCGTCGCACCACTTGTACACGTTGCCCCACGGATTTTCAATGCCGCGATATTTGCAAGCGTGCTTTCCGTCCGTATTGCTCTCCTCGGAGCCCGACGCGGTTTTTACGCCGTCCGTTCTACCCGTTTGCACAGCCGCGCTGTTGCTGTTCATATAGCCGTACATAACCGATTGCGAATTTGTGGTAGCCATTTCGATTAAAAACAGCTCTTTGATAATCGCGTCAATCAAGAAATCGTACTGCTGGTAGCCCTCGCCGTTCGCTTTACAAGCCGTGCGCATTTGCGGCAAAGTAACATTGACAAGCACGGTTTTACCGCTTTTCGATTCGGCTTTTGTGCTCGTACCGCTCGCCTCGTATTTTCCGACAAGAACGTAGTCAATCTCGTTACCCTGCCCGTCCACAAACAGCGTGGTAAAGCCCTCGTAACGATAGCCAGAAAGCTGGTGCTTGTAGGTGCCGTTGGGATTTCTCGTGATTCGCGTGTAGAACTTAGGAATCCGAATAAACACGTTGCCGTGTTCGTCCACAACCTCGTACATATCCGACCACGGATAGCAACGGTCGAAATCACTCTTAATCTCGCTCGTTTCTACCTTTACCGACAGCCCGATTGCGCTGTCCGTTCTCGTGAGCGTGGGCGTAGATTGCCCTACGTTATCCACGCCGTAAATTTTGCTTTTTTCCGATACCATTAAAATATCCTCCTGTTACTTATTTTCAAGCGCGATAACACGCCTTAAAAGCTCTGTAAATTGTTTGTCGATAGCTCCGCCCTTTGCGTAACCGTGCGCCACATCTGCCTCCATAGCATAAAAAGCCTCCGCCGAGCCGTCCGAGCCGCCGCCTCCGCCCATCTCTGCCATTTCGCCCCTGAGCGTCGTTTTTGCGTCGTCAACGGCGTTATTGATTGCCGTGTCTGTCTGCGCCTGCGTGTATGTTTCGCTCTTTGCATAAGCTCCGACATCACTTGCGACAAGCGTTATGTCTGCCGTAAGCGGCTTGCCGTTCACCTTGCGCGATTCGGGCACGAGACCGCTCACAATATCCGCTATATCAATATCCAGCGTCTCTCCGCTCTGAAATGTAAGCGTCAAAATCTTATCCGCATAATCGGCGTGAGCAAGCAAGCTCTCAATCGGTAAATCAACCATACCGCTACTTACAATCTCGCCCTTTCTGTTTTTGAGCGCGACGGTCAGTTTATACTCGTCGTCCATCGACACATCGAGAGAAAAGCCGCCACCTGCGAAAATTTGGCGAAATTGCCTGTCAATCTTTCCGCCGCCGATATATCCCCGTGCTGATTCCGCCTCCTCTGCGTACATCGCATAGCCCGAGAATACTTTGTGCCCCTCTACATAGTCCTTAAAAGCGTCTAAATCGGCGTTCGTGTTGTTGATACGCTCGTTTGCCTGTTCGATGTCTGCATTGTGCTTAGAACTGCTAACAAGCCCGTCTATGAGGTCGGCAATGCTAAAACTGATTTCCTCGCCGTTTTCGAGCACCAAAATAACCTTTTTGTTTTCCTCGTCATACCTGCCGTCCACTACAACCGTTTCGAGCGGTAAGTCAATCTGCGTTTGAGAAAGCTGTTGACCGAGCGAATTTTTGAGTTTGACCGTCATAACATAATTCGTCGGGTCAATCTCTGCGTCGATGGCACAAGCCAGCTTTTTATCCTGCGCGTCGGTGTAACGCTTTGTCGCCGCCTGACCGTCCACAACGGGGTCTGCGGCGTTTAATCTGCCCTCGGTCGTGTAAACAGGCACACGCCCCTCCGCAGGGCTCTCCGATACGATTATGACGCTCTGTGCGCCCTCCGCCGTTCT